AACGTCCGTCTGAGTAATAGCTTTTGTCAAAGAACGTCCCATCCCTTTGAATACCGGGCAACGTGTCTATGCTGAAAACCTTCTTAGTCATCAGAACGTCCCGCCAGCAATCCCACCAATAGCCGTCAAAGTGCCGCTAAACGTAGCAATGTTTGCACTTACGTTTCCAGTAACAGTTACCCCGCCACTAAACGTAGCGTTAGCAGCTGATACATCCCCAGTCAGGGTTGCAGAGTTAGCTGTTACCCCACCAACAATCGTCAATCCAGAAGCCGCCAGAGTGAACCTCAAGACTCCAAGAATCGCAATGTTGAACTGGCCTGCAGCAGCCCTGTACACACCTGTAGATCCCTCAGCAGCAAAGCTAAGAGAGGGGGAACCTACGTTACCGTTACCAAGAGAAATCGTCGTAGAACCCGCCAAAACTGTATTGGCGTTAAACAGGTTTACAGAGTCACAGACAAGGGTTGCCTGCTGACCAGCAGAAATAGTCGCAGTAGCACCAGATCCAGTGGTAACAGTGATTGTGTAGTCGTTAATACCACCAACCGTATCGTTGATGATGTAGTACACCTGAACAGTCGGAGGCACTACGATCGTCACGTTACCAGCAAGGGTTCCTGTGTACTTCTGAATGACGTTAGATGCCTCAGAAGAGGTCAGGGTAAAGGTTCCGCCAGCAGCAACATCCTTAGTCAGCTGTGTGTAGTTGAACAGGGTAGATTTACCAAGCCCAACTGTGTAAAAAGCCGTGCCCGAGCAAACCACCATGCACGAGTCTGTAGGCTGCAAGACAATTGAGGCTGATCCATTGATCAACGTACCACCGGAAGGCGTGAGAGTGAGAGCGCCAGTACCGCCGTTACGGATGTGCATGAACCAGTTATTACCTAACGTAGAGGTGGTATCAAACGTCAGGGTGCCTGCACCGCCAGTCCACACATAGGTCTGGGCACGGAAAGTTGTAGTTGCGGTAATGTTGGTACTAAATGTTGATACAGGGGCAGACTGATTTAAGGTCGTAGCAAGGGCAACAAGGCCATATCCTGCCAAGGTAGCTGCGTCAGCAGAAGAAGAACCAACCCCAAAAGCAATATTGCCCCAAGTGCCCTCGTTGTCAGGGTTATCAGTAATGTAAATGTATTTAGATTCACCGCTTGAAACTGAAATAATAGTGTTGTTACCGCCAAAATCCATGACGGTAAATGTGTTTGAACCAGTATTGCGAATAAGAACATCGTTACCTACAGAAGTCTGATCTGCAGGCGGCATGTAAACAGCAAGGTTAGACGATGAAGATGTGATCTCCATGATCCTTGCCGTGTAATTAGCAGTTGCAGTGCCATTGATAGGCCACTCAAGCTGAGTGTTTGCTGTCAGGACTACTTCCCGATAGGAAACATCAGTTGGCTGGATGACAGTGCCAGTAAAAGGTGAGTTGTAGCTCATTTACGTGTCCAGAACAGTTGCCTGACGATCACCAATACGCTGCAAGTCTTCAGTCTTCAAGGTCTGTATGATCAGATCATATTGAGCCTGCCACATCGGGATACGATCGTCGTTCTTTAAGAACGGCATGGCCTGCAGCAAAGTCCCATACAGAAGAGCCTGAGGGGCGTATTGAGTGAACCAGTTGGTTTGGTTAGTAGAGTCAAGCGGCTGTACCCGCTCGTAGTAAAGGACTTCAAACGTATAGTCTGTGGCTGGCGTAGGAGCTACCAGCCAATGGGTATAGTCGTAATCTGCGTAGAACTTAGGAATGTCGGTTTCTGTGGGATCAGGCCAGTATTCCCGCAGGTACTCATACTTCCTAAGGAGAACAGGCTGCTTTTTACCGGCGACAGTCACGTTCATAGAGACAGTCTTGTGCCAACGTGCAGGCTTAGGAATGACTGGATCGCTTGCAGTCATCTGAGATTCCATCGGAACTAGGTTCCCTAGAAACTTGATCTGGCTGGCAATGACCTGCTCAGCCAACATGATGAAGGTTGGGATCTTCTCAAGAGTGGCATCGTCAGTACGCTCAAGGTAGCTGGAGATGTCAGCCACCAGTGAGTCGTAGGTCATCACAGCTGCTTGCGTCATTACCAATTACCTTTCTTTGCCTTAGCGCCGTGCATATTGGCGACTAATGAGGGGTAGGGCGTTCCCGTCCGTTTGGCAAAGCTTTTCGCAGCTTTCTTTTGGTTCGGACTCAGCTTTTTTGGCTTTCCAAGATCCTTTGGCCTTGGCTTCTCCCAGACTTCCTTCATTTTATGCCCCCCTTATTACTCTGTAAACAATCACTTAAACGGGCGGGTTCCTTTTTTGTCAATAATCAAAGCCATCTTCCTTGGCTTGCCACCCCTTGTATTTGGGATGCTGACATGTGTCCACCCACCACCCTTTACTGGGTCAGAAAATTCCCTAATTACCTGATCAAAAGGTAAAGTAGAAGAAATTATCTTTCTGACAACTTGGTCAGGCGTCATTCCAGACACCCGAATATCAGCCGCTGTCCCATGACAATGCTGGCTTGTTTTAGACCCCCTGATGGCTGTGTTTACCTCAGGGCTACGGTAAGCTGAATTAATACTGATTGGCTTGCCTAGAATGGCTCTCAGAGACTCCAGAAAGGCTGCTAGGCGCTTTAAATTAAGCAGATGATCATTCTGAGGCGTATTGTCCAGACCGTTCCTTGCTGCATAGTCACTGACGGTCAGCTCCTCCAAGGAAAAGTTGGGCGATAGCTTCATTTCTTTAGCAGCTCCTTGGTCTTGTCCTTACTGCTCTGGCTAGAACCAAAGAAGAAATTCAGAATGGTAGATACCACCGTTCCCATAATGAAACCCAGCACTACATCTACGAACCTGATGTTCTTCTCAGGTATGTTGCAGAGGGTGATAATAATAATGTAACTAACCGCAAACAACGACCAGAAAGCTGCAAACACATAAACAAACCGCCGAACAACTGGGTCAGCGTTTTCCATAGCCTTTTCCTGCATGTCACGGGCATCCTGAGTGTTCTTCAGGTCAATCTCTGCCATGAACTCAGCATGTTTCATAGCCGCCATTTGCAGGTCAGCAAGTTTGCTGTCGTCTAGTACGCCGTCTTCGTTAGGGGTCAGCTTGATGCCCAGCTTTTCTTCTACGTGCTCAACGCCCTTGTCAAGAACAGCGTCGGCAACTTTCTGAAGCCCAGCGCCAGCAAGTTGAGTCAATATCGGGGCAAGTAATGGGATCATTATCTTTTTGCCCTTTCTTCCATGAGCTTGATTCGCACTTGCAGGTCATGCAGGTCTTTGTAAATCTCTTCCTTCAGCGCGTGACGACGCTCAGCAGAGATAGGACTATCCGTAGGCACACCTTGAGGTGTGATGAGGGCAGGCATCGACCCTTCTATCTTGGTCAGCCGTGTATTAAACGACCCTACCTCGCCTAGCAGCCACGCCAAACTAGCGACTACGATAGGTATGATGGCTTTAAGTGCGTCTGCCCAGCTCATGATCATTTCCCAGATTGGAACCAATGAGAAAAGTATCCAATGATTGAAGAAATAGCAGAGACGAGCACCATCCCAGCCCAAAAGCCACCTTTGCTTTTATTTGCCAGTTCAAGAAGCTCTTCCATGCCTTTTTCAAGCTTGTCTACTTTCTTGTCAAGTTCTTGAACTTTTTGCCAAAGCACTCCGTATTTGACTGGATCAATCTCAAGGCTCATGATCCATCCAATCAAGCAGCCTCAGTGGCTTTCCAAGAGGTCGTTGCCTCATCCCATGAATACATACCGCCATCTGTCGGCATATCCACAGGAGCCTTCCACTGGCAGGTGTCTTCGTTCAGAACCCACGAGGCAAAAGGCTTGGGCGGGATAAACGCATCACGCTGCTCGTCATAGGTATAACCCTGACCAGCGTAGTTCTTGCGCTTGTTGCCGTTGTAGCTGGTCTGTACCCAGCGTCCACCCAGCAGGCGCTCGCAGAAAGCAGCACCGATGTGCTCCTTCTCAATGCCGTTAGCGTCAGAAGTGTCACGATTGTCCACGACAATAACGCGAAGCACCTCGTTATTTGGGCCAAGTTCCGCGAAATGTGCCATTACTCTTCTCCTAATTGCAGTCCAGTTAAGCTCTCATCGACACCGATGTGCCCCTTGAGAAAGGTATTAAATGCAATACTGACACGGGTTTCCGTGCCGACCTTCGTTTCAACCATGTGTTCAAGATGCGACGGGAACAGAATCAAGTCGCCAGCACCAACCTCAAACCACCAGCTCTCAGAGTTCCAGTGATTCCATGTAGCAGGCTGTACCTTGATGCGCTCATAGCCGCTCTTGTAAAAGTAAATCTTGTCCACTGACCTGTCAGCCTGCGGGTAGAACACACCACTGATAAAGCTGTTCGGGTGCGCATGTTTGTGGTGGTACTGCCCCGGATCAGTGTAGTTTGCCCATGACTGCGTGACATACAGCGCAACATCACCCTTGGGGTCATGCACTGTCTTAAAGTATTCCAGCATTGCGTCTTCGATAAAGTCACGAATGTCTGTCAGTTCCTTGTCCTTCAGGATCGTGCGGTTTGAGCTGGTAATGTTTCCTTGGTTCGGATACTTATCCTGACCAAGAATGTAGTCCAGCTCCGTCTTCGTCAGGTCACGACCAAGACGGAAGAAGCCGATAGGCAGCGGGAAAAGGTTGTGAATGTTCATGCCACCGCCTTATCAAACTCAGCCTGACGTCCCAGCAGCTCTTCCAGTTGTTTCTTTGTCCACACAGTATTTATGCTATCCTCAAAGGCTTTGATTTTTTCCATCGTTTCATGCACTTCTTCCATAGTCGGGCATGGACGCTCATCTTCCCAGACGCTGAAGAAGTTGTTGGTAATCTCCCATCGTGCGCCCGGACGTAGCAGGTGCATCGCTGTATCAATACCAAAAAGCATGTAAATTTTTTTATCGTTCATTTTTTGTGATTAGCAAATTTGCCGTGATACTTTTCCCGAACTTCTATTGCAACAAGCTCGGCAAGCTCAAGGTCTTCGTATGAACCAAAATACGTCTGCTTCCCAAAAACCTTGGAAGTGACGACCCATTTTCTTTGCTTCTTGTTCCAAGTTACATCTTCGATACCACACTTATTGTTTGACTTACATCCGACGTTATAAAGATTTTCTGAATGAGTAGTCTCTCTAAGATTCTCTATACGGTTGTTTGTACCGTCGCCATCAATATGGTCTATGTATTTTGGCAAGTATCCGTGATGATATAAAAACACCATACGGTGCATGTATTCTTTATCGCCATTCACACATAGGGCAACATATTTGCCGCCAACAGTTTTCCATCCAACAACATCCCCAACTTTAACTCGGTTTGATGTGGCAACCTTGCGCACAAAAACGCCATCTTCCCTGTAATCAAACAGTTCTTTCAAGCGTTCTTGTGTGATTTCCACTCTCACTCTCCCTTTATGAGTTTAGTTTTAGGATAACTACACCGGAGCCGCCTGCGCCACCAGAAAATCCCGACCCTGAATTTCCGCCGCCGCCACCACCACCCCCGGTATTTACAGTGCCATTGCTACCTACAGCACCGTTACCACCATTTCCTCCGCCGCCCAATCCACCGGCACCAATAGTTGAATTGGGTGCAGCCGCTGTTTGCGCACAACCTCCACCACCCC